TTGACTGATGAAAGTTCTCAAAAAGAGAATCTCTAATATCAGTGCCAAGTAAAGAGTTAAAAAACCTCTCAGTTGGTATAGTTTCGACTAAATTTCTCACTGATCTGACGATTGCACGTTCATTAAGCAACACAGGAAGGTCTTTTGTCACTGGATGTGGTGAAAAAGACAAACTTATATCCTTAAATGCTCTTGATGTACGTTGTTTCGCCATTAAATGGTACTTTTAGATTTATTTATACCCATTCACTGACGTTTTTTATCGAAAACCTCTTTATAATCTTCTTCTAGAACTTCTTGTAAATATTTTTCATCCCAATAATCATAATAATTGGTTTTTCCAAGTTTTTTTCTTGCTTCTGTCAAGTCTTTTCGTGGTTGACAGAGCACCAAATTGTATTTTCCGTTATTTGTTTGCACTCCATTGATAAAAGTCTTCGCTTTTCGATGATCTGGAATAAATTTATAGTTTTTGTAGACACGATTGTAGTCGTCTACCATTGTATAGAGAAAATCTTCGTCATGATCGTCTTCAACAGCATAAATTACGACTTCCCAACCCCATCTAGGTCTAACTTTTCGTAATTCTTCATCCAAAATGATAAATTTTGCCTGTGATGCATAGGGACAAACAGCAAAATTACCTAATTCTGGTCTAATTTTGGATAATTCTTGTATCCAATTGAAAATATAGTTATACTTCTTCTCTTTCATCGGGAGTAGTCCAGAAATAATCGTCACAATCACCTAATCGACCCCAGTTAACATCATTTTCAACTTCAAAAATACGTGTTGAAACCTTAAAATCAGGTGTTTTAACTGGATCAGGGGTCATTGAGGTGTCATAGATGCGACATCTGTTGTTTGGATAGAGACAAAACTGACCATTTCGTAGTTGAATGAGATTAAATGACTTATGTTCGTCTGGTAATTCACTTGTAGAAGCATCAATTTGGTCAAAATCACCATGATAGTTGTCTAAAGTACAAATGTACTGTCCTTTTTGGTTGCCAAAGTGTCTTGTACGACATTCCCACTCCATCGGAGCGACAAATTGTTTGACAATAACAGTAAAATCATAATCCATACAGTTCCAAAACTGTAAATTGACCAAATCCATGTCTGGGTCAGGTGTTTTTGGTGCCGAGAGAAAAGCGGATATGGGTAATTTATCATACATTGCCCCATAATCAGGCAAATACGTCTCAAAATAGAAGGCACGACCCTGTATTGACTTGGCACATACCCAAATGCCCTCTATAAACTCTCCATGACCTGATTGAAAGTCTGTTAAGTATTCTTTTCTCACCCATACCTTTTTAGTTGGTAGGTTTGCAATTAGTTTTGACATGTCTCAAAGAAGTTAGAAATTTCATATCCATCAAGTTTTGCTTTATAATCTGCCTCTTCTCCCAAATAGTAGTAATCATATCCCAATCTCTTATATAACGCACACTCACTTTTGTTTGCAACGTGACCTAAACTCAGTTTTTTATTCCGATAGTCCCATGCAAACTGATCCGCCCATACACTATTCACACTCTTAAATTTATAAGCAAGTGTAAATGCGACTAAATCGTTTCCGTCATAGTAACCAATGATATCAGAATGAGGTAATTCAAACTCTTCCCGAAAGATTGGCACAACATCATCAAACTTTTTATAGGTAACGTACTCTCGATAGATCTCAAGACACTTATCAAAAGAAGAACTACCAAGAATGCGATAGTTGAAGTACTCTTGATAGTTGGTGTCTTTTAATCGAATTCGACAATACATTATTTTTTCTTTAACAGAGAAGCACGGTAGTCAGTAATTAAATACCGACAATACTCATTTCCGTTATTATAGAAGTCTTCCGACATATCGACAGGTATTTGTCCACGACAACCATACTTATCGATTCTTTTAAGTTTCATTTTCCTTGTCCACGGTATCTCTTTCGAGCCGAGTTACGAGAGGTCGCTGAATATTTAGAATGCTTTCCTCTTCCTTGACGAGTTTTTTTCGGTTTTGTCTCTGTATCATAAACAGATCCTAACAATCCTGCTTTTCTTGCCATTAGTTTTCTTCCTTAATTGGTTCGTATGTAAGTTCGTGTTGTATTTTTTGACCTGTGACATATTGCTCAACTGCATAATCTTCTAATCTTTCAAAGAGTTCACTCTCCGAGACGCTCCAGAAGATGACCTTGCCTTTGCGAAGTATGTTATACCTTGTCATTCGTATATCCTAAGTAAGTGAATATTAATACTAAAATTACAATGTATACTAAACCCCACATTAGATTATCCTTGTTTTCTCATGACCGACACGAATACGTGGATCGCACCAGATATCAAAACCTGCTTCCTTTGCATCAAGACAGAATGAGACATCCTCACCGCACATGTCTTGAACTTCACCTGATTCAAATATCTGCATCTTTGGAGCAAACCAAGGATATGGAAGTCCTTCACTCTCAAATACACCTTTCTTAATCAGTAACCAACCGAAACCTGTATAGTCTACAGTGAAAGGTTTCTTCCTTTTTGTAATACTATCTATTGTTTCATGGTTCATGACTCCACCATTTCCCTTGAAATCATCTTCATCTAACCAGTGAGCAACTGAAGTTGTCTTTCCATCTTCTGTACAATACCATCCTGACGCAATCTTTTCGTCCATTAAAACGAGTTGATAGAACTTCTCAACATTAAAAACGATATCTGAATCGATCCATAACTGATAATCATACTTTAACTTACCATCCCAAGGTAACTGGTCAGGACCTCGAAGAACATTTGCACCAAGACACTTACATCGGGCAAAATTTACCATTGATGAATAGTCTTGTGATATTTGAATACTTGCTTTGTTTTGAACTAAGTCAAAACATAATGTCACAAAGTTCTTTAGAAATGTATATGATACTCCTCGACCTGGCAAACAGAATACTACTGTCTTACCTGCTATCATTCTTTTTGCTTTATCGTAATCCCATTCTGGTGTTTCTGCCTGTTTTTTTGCTTTTGCAGCTGCTGATTTAACAGTAAATCCTTTCGCCATACTAATGATCAATTATAATTATATAATACACTATTATCTATACAATGTCAATAAGAGTGTTCTTCGACTTTACCTTGTATACAAGCATCATCTATACATTCGACATATGTAAGTTCTTCTTTAAAATATGAGTAATATATCTTTCCCCATATTACATCAAACTCCTCTTGATTTAAATTTTTAAACAGACATTTATCGTTTAAGTAAATGTGATAGTTTTTCATTTGTCTTTTCTTAAAACAACTACTGGTGCGATTACACGATGAAACTCTCGAAAGTATTCCATACGGTCTTTTGCATACTCACGCTCTTCTTTCTTTTTAGTCATTCTTTTCCGTAATGATTACTTCTTCTGTATCAATATTAAATCGAAGTTCAGTTCCCTCATACCAACTCATGTCATTCATTATCCATTCTGGTATGATAGTATAGTATTCCCCAGTATTCGGATCAGTCTCTATGGTGGTGAAAATTTCTGCGGGATTTTTTTTCATGTAGATGGATTTCATTTTTCTTTTTCAGTTTATATATTATTGGGAAAATTTTTGTATATAAAATGCAACATTTATCACGCTTCCGTAACACTTTGTAGGTTAGGTTCCCACCCCATTTTTAAAAACGGGGGTATAAACCCCCATAACTGCTGTGTCACGAACGAATGATATTAAAGTTATAATGAGAAAATGTAGGTCTGTCTACCAACTTATAAAGTCCGTGACGACCTGCCATAACGTACCCTTCACCCATGACAAACTCATTACCCAACCAACAATCGCATTTGAAATTATCCCTTATCAGTTTTGTGAACTCTGTTTTGATGTTCTCAACCAACAACCACAACCTAACAAGTTGATAGTTTGCGAACTCCTCCGCAACTATCTCATCACCATCTTTAATATACGCATTCAAATCTTTCTTAAGTTGGATTGCTTCTTTCTCATCAACGAAATCAACCATTGTTGCCATCTGACGGGCAAACCTAATCATCATGTCAATATCCATAACTGGCATTAATGCTTCTTTGTCTGTAATCCATGCATCAGGTTGAATGAAGTCTGCACCACGACCACTTAACAAAACGAATGTAAGGGGTTTTGCTTCCATGTCTTTGAATACATCACCTGTGTAATAAGTATGCGGAGCAACTACAACTCCTCCGTGCATCACTCTGTCAAATGAATAAGAGATTGCGTTCGGTTTATAATCTCTGTAACCTCCGAACCCGATAAAGTCACCTTGAAACACTTGGAAAGGTACTTCTTCACGACGTGGCAAACAATGGAAACAACGTATTAAAATAGATTGCAACTCAAAGTTTTTGTGGTTCTTGCATATGTCCTCAACACTATAATTTATCTTTGGTCTAACCTTATTAAAGACAGACTTCGTACCAACAAAAAACTTTCCATTCTCTGGGTTAGTTCCCCATACGATTGCGGGTGAACCATCAATTTTAACTGAGTATGAGTTGTTCATTCTGTCCGCAAATGCGTCTAATACTGACAGATTGCCTGTCAGTATCGAATCTTCGGGGTGTTCAATATGTAAGTTTTTCATATTAAGCAAAGATAGGGTCTGCGTACTTACTGCAAGGGTGTGGGTCACTTGGTGAACACCCGAATGAAGCAATGAACTCATCTAACTCGGCAACTGCCTCATCAGATAGGTCATCAAACTCAACTCCGCATATATGGTCTACTCCCCACTCTGCAACCTCGAAAACGAACTCTTCCCAGTCGCAACATACATGAGCAACGTTTTCAAAGTTGTCTACTTTGAGGATTCTTTCTGAAATTCTTTGAACTTGTGGTAACATAATTTTTGAATTAGTTTTGTGGTGTATGTACTTATTATAAAGGATTTTTGTCCAGACTGTGAGTGAATGTCTGGACATTGAAACATTTAGAAATATCTTCTTTCACCAAGTGAAAGAGGTCTTTCACCATACTCACCACAGTGAGTGTCCATTGTGTCTAATGCCTCTGCATATCCGAATTGCTCTGACATTGTGTATAATACGTCATAAACTTCATCAGGTGGACAGAAAACGTTTTCTGTTTCTTGAACTTTACCAAGTTTGTTATAAGCAATAATTTTGTAATCGAACATAATTTTAAAATTTGTTTTGTGGTGTATAATACTATTATAAAGGGTCAGGTGCCCTAGTGCGAGCACCTGAAACAATTGTTTACAATTCAGAAATCATCTCATTCATTTCTGTTAAGTCTGCCTCCCCCCAGTCTGCTCCATCAGGTGTTGCATCATTTTCAAATACTCCGTAGATGTACTGTAAAAATTCTGGGTAATCTTCACAATCTTTTGCTATGTTGTATAAACCCTCATCTCCACCTATCCACAACGCACAATTCCAAGTTGTCCAATCTGCCCATCCGTTGTATTCTGTCTTTGGTGTATCGGTGAGGTTTAGTTTTGTTTGAAACATGAAGTAACTCCTTTTGGTGTATAATACTATTATAGAGAATAAAAGGGAACTTTTGAAGTTCCCTTGTGACACTAATTAAACTGTCTACTTGAACGCTGTGAGCGGGTGCGG